ATCACATTGACAATCAATTTGTTATAATTTTAAGCCTATTTCGCGACTGTCCCTATCATAGCACTTTCGCATGTTCCGATATTTCGATAATGGCTTCGCCGCCACCGTCTTTGTTTGCAAATACGACCGCCCAATTTGAGGCTTTAATATGCGCGGTAGCTCCGTGCATCAAGACTACTTGATACCGTTCTCCGGGGATGTTATACTCCAACTCAGCGCGGCAATTACCAACGAGAATCACCAAAGGGCGGTTCTGAATCTTCACGTCTTCTTCGATATAAATGCCGAGGTTTTCGGCCGTAGGGCCTTTGAATTTTCGGCACATTTCAATCGTCGGGAAAGAACGCTTCGTGCAAAACTCGATGCCCTGCGGAGACGAAAACAGTTTAAGTACCTGTTCAAGGGTTTCCGTCCCCTTGAACATACTGCATACACGATATTTCTCCGCCATATTGAATAGCGAGCGATTTTCGCACTCCTTCTGCGCCTGTTGTTTGGCATCTTTCCATTGTGCGTATATGTCTCTAATAAGGGGCTGTTCCATTGCTATTTAACTCTTAATCCATCATCACCGATTTCGTCAAGTTTATTCCTCATGCTGGAAATTTGCTTGTCAATATTGTCGAGCCGCTTGCAATACTCGGTATTTGCGCGAATTATGTTTATGGCTTCCAGTATCTTATCACCCAAAAGGACTATCAATTTCACGTTTTCATTCATCGTGTAGGTGTGTCCTTGAATAACCGTAAGACGTCCGTTATTCTCATCAACACTCTCTTGACTTGCCGTTGCAATGCCCCGCTCGGAGGCTTCACGGGCATCATCGGTTACGGTAATCAAATTTTTGATGGAATCCGGAAGGCTGTCCCAAATGGTTTGGAACTCGTCTCCTACGGCATTGAGGTCATTGGCAAAACCGTTCATGGATTCCATGATGGCGTCGATACCCGCAAATTCACCGTCCTTGTACCACTTCGATTTGTATTTGTCGAAGATGTCGCCCAGCGGTTCTTCAAGGTATTTGCTCACCAACATTCTTTTGATGACGTTGGCTACGATGTCGTCTACCTTCTCGCCCCATGCTTCCGCGGCATCTTCTCCTGCTCTGAAGGCTTCGATAAAGGCATCACCGAGTTCGCTTGCAAGGTCAGCGGCACTACCGCCCATAATCTCCTCGACAATATCGTTGATGATTTTATTCGCCTCTTCTCCAAGTTCAATAATCTGACGCTCCCAATCTGCGATTTTGCCGTGGTCAGTCTTTTTCTTGGCATCCTCGTTCCGTATCTGTTCCTGTATAAGCAACTGTTGTTGAGCGATATTTGCCAACTGATTCTTTGCGTCGTCAAACCGCTTCTCTCCGAGGGCCTTATCTACCGTATATTCGAGGTTGGCATAGGTTTTTGCAATCTCTTGGGAAGTTTTCTTGAGTATTTCTTCCTTGTATATAACCTTACCAATAATCTGATAAAAGCTCCCCCATGTACTCATTCCTGCGGAATGCAGTTTCAACACTTCGGTAGTAACCTCGGCATAGGTGCTCTTAACCAACTTGAGAATATCAAGATTCTCATTGAGACGAGAGGCTTCGGTATTCTCCAGCTCCCATTGTAGCTGGTCGATGCGTTCCTGCAACCGCTCAATTTCTTCTTGGTATTCATCGTCTTTATTGAACAGGTTGATGATTGCCATAGCAACCTGCATGGCCGCAGAGATAATCGTTAGGATGACGCTCGCTTTCTCGACAGTTTGAATCGCTTTGGCTGATGCTGTGGCCGCGGTTTGGATTCCCGTGGAGGAAGTCGTTGCCAAAGTGATAATGCTGTTAATCATGCTTAACGTCGAGGTCATAATCTGGCCCGCCGAGGAGATAATCTTTCCGGCGGTTCCTTCAACGGCGTCGCCAACACTTTCAAATTCCTTTTCTGCTTCCATCAAGGTCTTGTAGAGGTCTTCCCATTCCTTGATAGTGCGCTTGCCGGGTGTCAAATCATTATCGGCGTTTGCCTTCTCAACCTTCTTGCGAGCGGTGTTTACCTTTGCACGGGCAACAGCCATTTGGCTATCATCGGCATCGCCAGATTGTTCGAGCTCGGCCAACTCTTGTTCTGCCTTTGCAAGTACGGCCTCCAACTGCCGTAACGTCATGTTGGCGATAGCCTCCATCCATGACTGATAGGTCGCTTCTCGCTGGGCAAATTCCTCATCGACAGCGTTCAGAGCCTCGGTTTCGCTACGGTTCAACTCATCAACATTACCTTGTGATACGCCAGAACGGAAGGAGCCGTCTTCATTATAGAGGGACTGACGTTTTTTGTCGTATTCCTCTTTGATTTTGCTCCTTTTCTGTTCATAGGACATGTAGTCGGACAACATATCGTCCAACGCCTTTTTGTTGTCAGTAACAAGTCTATCATTGGCCGCTTTGGTAAGGGCGTCAAATTGGCTGGCGACATCTTTGGGCAGTTCGGTAGTAGTCGGAGTGAAGGTCAGCCCCTTTTTCTTCCAATCAGGATTTTTGGACTCCCAAATGGTTTTCTCCCGCTCCTGAATTTTCCGTAAGGTATCTTCCTTCTGGCGTTCAATAGCCTCCAACTCTGCTTTATGATTCAACTCGTTTTCGGCGAGCACTTTTTCGAGACCTTCATCCATCGCGTCGATTCGTGCTCGTTGGATGGACAGCTCCATGTCCTTATAGAGTCGTTCAAGTTCACGCCCTTCATTGGCTATCTTGGTCTTATAGTCGGTGGTCGATGATGTGCTGGCCTTCTTACTTTTGGGGTCAATACCTCGCAAGGTGTCGTATGCGTCTTCGGCAGCTTTCAGCTCCTTGCGCTTGTCCTCAATAGCCTTCACGAAACTTTCCTCATTTCCCTTTCCGGCAAGCAGGTCTTTCAATTCTGCTTTGAGAGTCGTAACCTTATTCTTTGCGGCTTCAAGTTGCTCCGAAAAGGTCTTGAACTGTTTGGTACTACCGTTAGTTTCGGTAGATGTGGTGGCAATCTCGGAATTGAGACTTGCGATAGTCTGGTTTACTTTGGTCAGACGTGCATCAACATCGTTGAATCGAGCCTCTGCCTTCTGAAGGTCTCTTTGCCCGAACATGCCGGCAACGTCGATAATCGGTTTATCGTAATATGCAGAATTGGTGCGCTTGAGGGAAAGGTCTTCACGAGCGGAATCCCACTCTCTCTGAAGTTCGCGCTGTTCCTTATATGCCTCTTCCAGTTCTTCTTGTGCGGCCTTCAACTTGATTTGCTTTTCAAGCTGAACGAGATAATCCTTAATTGCATCGGTGTTATTGTTCACCAATTCCCCCTCTTTTGAAAGAGAAGCATTGTATTCGGGTACAATCTCGCGCAATTTATCCAATGCCTTTTTGCGCTCATCATAAGCGACATTGGCGTTGGAAACGACATCTTGAAGCGACTTGATTTTTGCGGCATCCTTATCAAATTCCTCCGAAGCCTTCTTGTTGGCGTTCTCAAGCCTTGAAACAGAGTCTTCCGCTTCGTCTGACTTATCGCAGAACATTGCCAAAGCGGTGATAACGGTAGTGAGGGCCGAGAATGCGAGTACATACGGATTCGCTTTCACAGCCTGATTGAACAAGATTTGCGCTTGAGTCGCACGAGTCAGCATTTGAGTTTGAGCGAGGAGTGCCCTTGTTGCTGCAACCGTAGCTGACACTTTCTGAATAGCGTTGATGGCGATAAGCGCCGCCTTGTATGACCCGTAGGCCGTAACGAGTGTGCCGAGAATCTTCAATACGGTATCGTAGTGCTCAACGAGATACGTTAAGCCCTCGATTCCTGTATAGATGAAACCTTCGCTCGATTCTCCCATCTTATCGAGGGCGGCATCCCACGCATCGCCGAGATTGGAGATTTTACCGATGACGGACGTACTTTGTTTCTCCATCAGGTTGAAAAACATTCCGCCTTCCTCGGTCAAGCTACTGATGACCGCTTGCACTTCGGGGAACCCGACCTTGCCGGCCTCTACAAGCCCTCTGACCTCACTTTCTGCCACACCGAAATACTCGGCCAACTCCTTAATCATCGGAATACCTCGGCCGACAAATTGATTAAAATCCTGCGTGTAGAGACGGCCTTGCGTCATCGTTGTTCCATATAGGTACACAAGGTCGCCGAGCGGTTGCGAAAGGCCCGCGGCAATGTTTCCCAACTTTATTAGGGTCTCATTGACTGTCGCGGCATCTTCACCATAGGCAAGGAGCTGTTTTGCACCATTGGCAATACCCTTCATGTCGAAGGGCGTTTTGGCGGCAGTCTCCCGGAGTTGATTCATAAGCGTCGCGGCTTCTCGCTCGCTACCCAGAATCGTTTCAAGAGCTATTTCGATTTGCTGAAATTCTCCGTGAACGGTCGCCATTGACTTTACGAAACTGGTAGCCTGTGCCGCCGAGAAAAACGCGAAAACGCTGGAAGTCGCACGCTTGAACATTTGCTCAATCTTTGCTCCTTCCTTCTCCGCTGTGTCGCCACTCGCAATGATGGCCGAGCGAGAGGACGAAAGTGCTCTCAAAAGGTCGGTCTCATCGCCGGTAACAACAAAATGGATGGCTCCCTGTACTCCGTTCATTATTCTCCGAGTTGTCCGAATTGTCTCAAAATTGCCGCGGCATTTGCCGGGTCGTCCGCATTAAGCACTTCTGGCTTGTCCTCTTCATTAAAAGAGGTCAGAACCGAGATGGCGTCGGAAGTCATCATGTTCAAATTAAGATAGCTGATACCCCAAAGGACATAATCGAGCGTCCATCCGTATTTGGAACACGCGACATCCAACATTCCACCCCAAAGAGAGCGCCCACCAACTACTCTACTCGATTTGCCCTCTTTGTTGCGATAGGCGCGTTTTGCCTTAATATCTTCGTTAATCGAATAGAGGTAATAAAATTTTCGTAATCGACTTGTGTGAGGATTGCGAGAAGGCATGTCCCGAAGTCGGGCGGCAGGCAGTTCCACTTGAAAAATTCAGCTCGTTCGCATATCTTGTCGTTGTCGAGCAAATCTTCTTTCTGGTCAAAGGTGGCGACTGCCATAATCTCACAGACTATATCTGTTTTGCTATCGCATATCCTCATGGCTTCCAAATGTGGATTTTCGCTCAAAGCCTCCTCGTCGATTTCGAGTTGCAGGTAGAGTTTCGATAGAATTTGCATCTTGCCGAGGGTCGGCGGATGAACCTCGAATTTCTCTCCTTTCAACTCGAAGGAGATAGGCCGGCCAATCATCGCATCCGATACAGCCGATTCTATAAACCGTTCTTTATCCATATCCGAAAAAACTTGAGCGGATTGAAGGGGTCGAACCTCCGTTTTCAGTCTGGTAGACTGACGCTCTACCGTTGAGCTAAATCCGCATGAGGGATGGGCCGGCAGATAGCCCACCCCAGAGGCCAGTAATTCTACTTGCCAACCGATTGTGAAGAGGCTTTGGCGGCGGCCACATTTTTCACGTAGAGGGTTGCCGGAGCAACATCCTCGCTTTCCGGTTCCATCGTTGTAACCTCGAACTCAACTGTCCATCCTTCCGCCGTAGCGAATTTGGGAGTGATAGAGGTGTAGCAATACGGAAGTTCTGCTCCGATTGCACCGACGAGAAGAGGGTCTACGGTGTACGACCTCGGTTCCGAAACGATGGTTGTTTTCATCGCCAATTTGTCGGTGGCCACCGCAAGGTTGAAGAATTTGGCAATCTTGTCCAAAGAGGCTTTGATTACCGTGAACTTCAAAGTCCACGTACCTTCAAGTTCCATCTTGTCCACCAGCTCGTGCCCTTCGCCGAAAAGCTCGTTCACGTTGCCTTTGACAAGTTCAAGGGAGGTAGTGTTCTCCTTAATCTTGCCGACATCTTCGAGAGTAGCGCCAAGCGCCCCGTTGTCGCCTGACTTGCCGGATTTAATGGTAGGCTTACCCCATGCAGTTACTGCGGATGTTGTTGCCATAGTGGTCTACTTTAAGTGAGTAAATGATAATCTGTTGTTTATGCAATGTTCGTCGGCTCCATTCACTTTGTAAACCGTCTGTTTTTCAATGGAGAACCGATAATCACTGACTGTATATTCCTCCAAGAGGTTAATAGCGAGCCGAGATAAAATGCGGACTCTCGGTTTGTCAATAATCATCTGATTGTCGCGCGGAGTGTCCGGGACATAGATATTGATATTGACAACATTCTCTTGCGAGTCTCCGCCGACAATACTGTCGAGAACAAGAATCGTTATGTCCTCTTTGCCGGAGTTTTTCGGTCGTTCGTCAGTGTATAATTCACCGCCACGTGACGAAACTTCTCGGTACAAATCCGACCCTTTCAGAATCGAATAGAGAATGTCCGTTATTTCCGCATCAGACTTCATTATGCCGCTATTTGAGTTTTCAGTTGTCGCATCATTCCGGGGAGTTCTCGGCGGGCCAAAAGCTCCGCGGAGGTTAGCACGACCTTGTTATCCATAGCTTCGACGTAAGCCGCATAGTGCATACCTGCAACAACAATGAGTGCGAATCCGGTCTTGTAGTTACTCGCGAGTTTCTTTGCAAGGGCTTTCCCCTCTACCGGGCCTTGTGTACCATTTTTGACTTGTTTGAAATCACTCATGGACACAATACGACCTTCCATTACGACTACATAGCCGATTGAGCTGCGAAGATTTCCGGTTTGGTCATACCAGCTTTCTTCTTGCGACCTATCCCGTGCTTCGATGATGCACTTCTCACCTAAAAAGGCCAACATCCGAACAACTTTCCGTTTGGCTTCCTGAATTGCTTGTGCAATGGCCCTATCAATTACGCTGATAGGGGTAGTCATCTTTACAGCCATAGTTTCGTGTCGAGCTGTCCTTTGTGGGGGCGAGTAATGGGTTGTTCGCTTTGCAGATTCCCGGCTTTATCGTATAGGCGAACCATGTCGCCATGCCGATAGATTCGGTCATCAGGGTCGAGATAAACCACGTAGGAAAAGGTGTAGAATGTTCCGTCGTCGAGCTTGATTTGCTGGCCCGTTCCGTTTGCTACATAGCGGCAGGGTATCGGGTCGCTCCATGACTCGGTATCGGCAATCCAATCTCCGGTTGCGTTGTCCCGATGACCGGTTGTACTACGAATCCTTAACCTATGTGGTCTAAACTCTACCATCTGACTACTCGCATAGATTCTCTACGGTCGGTTGCAGGGAAACACCGATAAGAGGCTCATCGTATTTCGCATAGACGGAATTTGCCGTGTTGATAAGAATATCCTTATCGTTCACGCTAATACTCACGTCTCCCTCGCTCACATTGGCTACCGTTACCAGATATTTCATAATATCTGCCTCGCAGAGGGCGAAGGCTTTACTTCCCATCACTTGAGTATTGATTTCCTCTTGTAATGAATCGTAAATGCCTCGCCGTACCGCGATGGTTTCGATAGTGTCTTTCGGAACGGGATAACCGACACACGACTTCAGGGCCTCCAATACGGTCTTCATATCCCTATGCCTCGATACCGAGAGCCTTCTTGAGTGCTACCTTCTGTTCCTCGTCCAGAGCCTCGATTTTGGATTCGAGATTGGTGGCCGTGATGTTCGGATTGGTCGTTGCACCAATCGACTTCATGGCGGCCAAAACGGTCTCCTTGTCGAAAGTCGAATCGAACACGTTTACCGTGTTGTCTGCACCTGAACTGTTGGCGGGAGCTGATGCGGGAACCGCAATGCTTCGCCTGTCTTCGAGGCTCATTTCATACGTGGACTGGCCGTCGGCCCATTCGGTATTTGCGATGTTTGCAAATACGAGCGACCCACGATTGATGAGAGCGGGCTGAACATACGCTTCAATCATCGTAACCTCAAGCAGGGGGTTCACCTGCGAGTACACGGTGGTTTTGGCGTACTTGCCCTGTGCCTGAATAGCATCGGTTCCTTTTACCATCGGGACGGGCTTGTAGTACGTCCATCCGAGCTGGGGAACAGGCGACATAGTGACGACGTTCTCGTTCCACGGCTTGATGGTGTCATGCTCTCCGTTCTTGTGCTCAATGGTTGCGTAGCTATCCAGAACGATAATGCGCGGATAGCCGTGCTTACTCTGGTAAGCGTTGATGTTGTCGAGAGACAGCACTTCAGACGAAACAAGTCCCGTCACATTGAGCAGGACGGAAGCAACACGCTTCATCGTTTTCTCCTGCGAAAGCAGAAGCTCAAATGTGGATTTTTCGATGAAGGCGTACATCGGCTTCTTCTTGCCCTGCGAGGCAATCAACTTCTGCCACTTGGCAAGGTCACCGAGACCGTCAGCACCGGATTGACCCCACGGAATAGTGGGAGCGACGAAGTTTTCATTCGGGACGTTGAAGTTGATAACGTCCTCGGTAGCCATGTCGCCTTCGATTTCCTTTGGGAACGTCTGGATACCTCGCGAACCGATACGGCATGCGTCGATTTCGATTTTGTAGTCTGCACCGTCATTGCAGGCTTTCACGTCGTCATAGACCATATCCACGAGATAGCGGGCCGTCTGCTTGTCCTCGGTGTTGGAGGCTGCAATGGTCTTCAGGTCTTCATACTCATTGACCTCAAGCTCATTCTTCTCCTTTGACATCGAAATCTTGGAGAGCTGTCCGCTCCACGAACCGACCGTCTTGCGGCTTTTCAGAGGTGCTTTCGTATTGAAGGCAACACGGTCAGCCGATACGGGAATACCTTCCTCACCCTGAATGCCCTTCAGGTCGAATTTGGGAGTGTACTTCAGCGGGAACAGTACCGGCCAGATAAGGCCGTTGCCCGGCTTATAGGAATCGACCTCTGCCTGCAATCCCGGCTGGTCGAGGTCGAAAAGGGGTTTGTTCATGTGTCCCATAGCTTACACGAGTGAAATGTTTTTCATCATCGCTACTACCTCCTCGGAGATAGGAGCAGTTTCCTTACGCAGATTTGCGCCGTTGATAAGGCGAACCTCTTGGTCTCCCTCTCCTGCGTATGCGGGAGAACCGAGGATATACGCCGGCTGATAGATGGGTTCGGCTGAATCGGCACTTGCGGCTTTGGCCTGATAGAGAACCGTGCCGATGGCGATTTCGACACCCATCGTTACCGTTACGATGTCGTAGTTCGGATTGCTGGTGTCTACCTTCGTCGAAGCAACGGCCTTCTTGCCATGTCCGATGATGTCGCCAGATGCGATACCGCTTCCTTTTTCGATTTGAATGGTGGTGTCGCTACCGCAGACAGCTTTCGTCAGACGGTATGCCTTAATAGGCTTGCCACTTGCGTCGAGAGCTGTTCCCGGCATGATGTCATGGGCCGGATTAGGAATGACACCTCCGGCCGGCTTTTCTGCGAACACCTGCTCGAAAACTACGGGCATGGGTTTCGCCGGAGCTGTGTAATGGAATTTCCTTTCCATGTTTCTTACTGATTGGTTGGCAGCCCTGCGATGGCCGGGGCTGCGGTTTCGGCCTTACGTTCGCTGATTCGCTCCTGAAGCGCGGGGTCGAGAGTTTTGTTTCCTTCACTCGAACCACCTTTCGGCTTGGGGGAGTTTTTCAGCCCTTCGTTGGAGTTCTCTTGCACATAGGAATCGACATCGGCTGTAATTTCAGTCAGATATTCAGCGAAGTCATCGTCGCTCTCGAAGGTCATACGGCCGAAGTTTTTGAGGAGCGTTTTTTCGTATGACCCGCCAGCCTTTTTCGCGATTTCTTTAACCTGCGAAAGCCGCGTGTCTGCGATTTTGCTACCTTCAATAGCTTCCAACCGTTTGGCGATAGGGGAAAGGGTTTCGCTCACGATACCGCCGAGGAGCTTCTTGAGGTCATCCATGTTTTTGAGATTGATTGCACCCGTCGATTCATCTTTCTCGTTGGCCTGCTCGCCTTCCTTGTCGGACGGCTTTTCAGTCTTTTTCGACTCGCCGGTTGCGGTATTGGATTTGTTGCCATCCCCGTCCTTCGACTTGTTGATGATTCGACTGGCCGAGGTCTGGGCTAATTCGAGATAGGGCATCACCGCGTCGATTTCAGCGTCAATGTCCTCTTCTGTGGCATCATCACCGAGGTTGTTTGCAATCCGGGATGCAACACCCTCGATTTCCATTCGGTTGAACCCCAACGACGCCACTTTGGGTTTCAACTTTACGATTACTTGTGCGACCTTACTCATCGTATTGGTAATTAGTTAAATAAAAGTCTGCTGACACGTATGCCAGCAGACTCCCCACGTTACTAAAAACCAAGAGCAAGTGTGTTGTTTCGTGCAGTAATCCGTGGCGTACATCGTCATACGCTTGATGCAAATATATACAAAAATAGGGATATTATCCCTACTTTTGAAGAAAAAAAATACACTTTTCTAAAACCAGCTACACAATCGCTTGAATAATAGCTACTTATTAAAATCTCAATAAATGCCATTCTCTCGTTGGAATGTGATATGTTCTTCTATGCTCAACGGCTTGTAAACTGCCTTCGCGTTCGGGTTAGGTCGGTATATCTCAACCTCGTGCTCCGTTGTCCTGAAATAACCGTCCACCACGCTACCGTTGCTTAACAACTTTATCGGGGTGCATCCGGCAGGTACATCTTCAAGTTTCCAAAAACCTTTGGTCTCACGGAAATTGTGCGACATCGAATATTCCCTGTATCCCGGCCTCTCTTGCATCAGAGTGTAGGATATTCCGAGGGTCTTGCAGAATCGGTCGAGTTGCTCCATCGTCCAGAAGGATGCAATATTTCCGAACCCTCCAAGTTCCTTCACCGAAATCGGATATTGCCTTTCATTAGGTTCGTCTATCACACCTACATAGGTTTTAGACCTCCATTCATAGGGAATCCTCCACCTCCGTACAGGTGCAATGAAATTAACTGCTCCATCCTTGCAGGCTCCGCAATTCCCCCAGTCGCAAAACATCGCCTCGTCATTCTCTTCGACCAGAACAAGTTCTTCTGCCTTGTGGTTGCCGAACGGCCCGCCGCTGACACTCATTCCGATGAATCCATCTTTTTTGAGCCAGATGAAAGGAATATACGGTTGATAGCATATACTTAAACTCCCGTCTTCGTGTATCTTTTCGATAATACCGTTTGAGTAGGGAAATTTTCCATCGTAGTATGCACCTTCGACAACATCTCCTGCTTGGGGCGTTTTACATCTTTCGTGATTGTGTTCGATGGCAGCAATGTAATTCTCTGCCATTTCAAAATCGGTCTCTTTGAGTACATGCGAAGACAAGAACCGACCGTTGATGCTAATAAATCGTTCTCTTTCCATTTTGCTCTTTATTTATTGGTTTTCAGAATATCAACTTTGTAGCACTTCATCATTTTATCAGTCTCTATACCCATATTCCACCACTTACCAATGTAGTAATCACGGGCGTCTTTTTCCGAAAGGTTTATCGGAGTAATGAAGCTATCGAGGTCTCCGTCTTTGCCTCTCAAATAAACTTTGACTATCGTGCGAGCCATGACTACTTTCTTTGGGATAACCATAAATCACGTTTGGCCCGACAGCTATCAAGCGAAGCTCCAACACAGGAGAAGAGTTCTCCATCCTCGGTGCGGTAATCATATTGCCACCGTGTCACCTCCTTGCGACCGATTCGTGTCCTGTAAGAGGTGTAGTTTTCTTGTCCGGGCCGGCAGGCAGAGCACCCGTTTACGTTGATTGAGTTTTCCATATTGCTTTTAATTATAGCGTAGAACAAGCCACGCGAGTTATACATATTTATCCAACTCTTTTTCAAGTTCCACTCGGTCTATTTCCGGAAATAATTCCAAAACAAGCCCTAAAGCTCGGCAATAATCACAACCGAATTCCTCTGTATCCATAAGGCGTAGCACCATAGTACATGGGATGCTCTTCATAAATCCACCAGAAATTATTTTGAAACGCAGTAAGTCACGTTCGTTGAGTAGTATTGAATGCTCGTTCATATTGTCATTATTTTTGTGTTTAGATTTCATCTGCCTCTGATTCTTGAAAGTCTGAATCAATTTCGTATTCAGGATTTCCCATTTCCTTAACTGCAAATCCTGTAAAATCCACATACAGGCAAAAATCATCGACTTCTACGATATTCCAGCCGTCGTTATAGCGGACATACCCATCTTGTGCTATCGTGGCTATGAGTGTGCGGCCATCCTCCATTACCGAACTTGCAAGGTCGTTGGGATTAGATATTGTTCCGTTGTCGAAACCTTGCAGGTTTGACATTGCCTTCAGAGCCATATTTGCTTTTTGTCGATTAGTCTTTCCTTCGGTGTATTTGTGGGTTGCTTTCATAACTTGTTGATTATCTTTTATTTGTATTGTAAAACTACAAAGTTTATGACTTTTTACCAAACGTATAACCTATTATTTTTCAGTGAGTTGCAATTATTTTTTTTCGCGCACGGACTTATAAAAAAGTGCTGGGAAATACCCAGCACTTTACACAAGACGAAGACCGTTCTCAAGACGCCCTTTTTTGAAGTTATCGCGTACCCAATAGGGAACGGAAGAGGATTCCTTTGCCCGTGTCATATTATCGGAGCACCACTTTTTGAAGCCGGGCGGAACGTCTTTAACCTCATTGACGCTCGTTTTTGATTCGGCCCAGAACTCCGAGTCTTTCATCAAAATCGGAATGACGTAACACCGACAGTTTGGATGCCAACTCGTAAACTTGAACCATTTTGGATACTTACCTGCAAAGGCTTCGCATACCGAACATGAGTATTTGCGGCCAGACCGTTTGACCTCAAAGCCTACCACAAAATCGAGCTGCTGCCAACGCTCATAGTCTGCCGTTTTATAAGCCATGTTTATCTCGGTTCGGGCCAGACGTAGCGCGTTCTTATAGCTACTACGATATTGCCCAGAACCGGGCGTATATGATTTAGCCGCTTTCGACAGGACGAGACTTCCGTATTGATTTCTGACACGGCGGAACAATCTTTGCGGCTCATTTAGATATTCGCGAATATCTCGGCTCAACTCTGCCGCACTTCTGCCTTCCGATAAACCAACAGACAATGCAAGTTCAAGGTTTGACCGATATTCTTTTGTCATATTCCAAATACGGGCAGATAGATTCATGCCGCTATCTTTCCGTTCTATAAAGGCTTTGAGCGCACCATCGTTACCTTGAAAATACTTTTGATATTCTTTGCCGGCAATTTGTCGGTCTGAAAGTTTCTTGCCGAGAATACTTTTCGTCAAATTGTCATTCTTAACATTGCTTTCGTCCCATTCTGCCGTTACTCCGTTGATAATGACCGTCTGAATATCCGACGCCATCGTGTCCATCAATTCATCAAAACGTGTTTTCAGCTTGGGATAATTACTGAATGCGAACAGTTTGGAACCATCATATTTGACGGACTTTGCAAGTTTGACCGAATCCTTGTTTACCTGCTCGAATATGGCATCTATCAATGCGATATACCGCTCAATACGGGTGTAGTGAGCGGTATATTCTTCCCGTTGATTTATGCGTTTTGTCGGCATAGCTATCGAGCACCCTCAAATACGTCTACAACACGCGAGGACTCTGTTTCGGCCCGCTGTTCCTCTTTGAGTCGTTTCATTTCTGCGTCTACGTCTTTGACCTCTCCGAGACGTTCTACCGCAGTCTGTTGAGACATAACCGGCTTTCCCCCGGTTGCTTCTGTCAGTTCGGAAATTCTCGCGGCCCGGTCGTTCTGAACGAACGGGGTGATGTGGTGTGATACTTTGAGTCGTTTAATGCCGTCTCGCCATTCATTCTTGGCTTCGGCGAGGAAGGCTTTGATGATGTTGCACTCTCTGTCGAACGCCCAAATGATGTCGTCTTTCTCTTCGCCAACTTTCATGTGGGCATCGGCAAGAAGGGTCTTTCTGGCATCTGCACCAATATTGCCGAGGCTCTTCACATTCGTCATGGACAAATTCGGCATCTGGGTATCTTCTTCGATGTTCTCTTTGAGTTGGCTGATGTAGTATTGGATTGCATCGTGCGATACGGCAGGCGACACCAATCCGACGTCTCCACCCTGTTTGAGTTTATAAACCTCGCGGGCTTCTCCGCCGTCCGGCTTATCTCCGATGAGGTCGCCGACGACCTTGACAATCGGAGCGGAGTTTTTGCGTATTACGTCGCTGGTTCGTGAAAGCGTAAGTTCAATGTCGCTACGGTTGTTCGCAATACCGTCGTAAATAGGAGCCGGACGCCACAGGTACACCGCCGGAATTTTACCGATGGGGATAGGTCTGGTTTCGATTTCTGCATCCGTATAAAGGCCGTTTTTGCTGGAATAGCTCTTGAACGTGTCCTTCGTATAGCAGTCGAAATAATACGTTGTCTGTTTCTTTTTTGTGATGGTGTACTCGATGCACATTGCCACCATATCATCATACTCGTCGAAAACCGGCCACAATTTCGCTTCGCTGATTTTCGACATTTTGGTCGGCATGGGAGAATAGCTCCGGCATTTGAACTTATACTTGCACTTGAAACCATAGTCTTCGTTCTCCTCTTCAACTGCATACCATACAGTACATACCTCGCAGGCCCCGAAATATGCACGCATCCGGTTTTTGTTCACGCCGTTGATTCTGACCTTCTCGTAGATAGCTTCGATGGCATTGGCGATTTCCTTCAAAGTCTCATCGTCCTCCGTTTCATACTTGCGTTCGACCGGAATGGTGAAACACATCTGGTTCATCCGACGAGTAACTATTTTCTCGGCAGGGTATAAAATGCGGGCGGCACGGTCTATCTGGCCGTTCTTTTTCCGTTTATCTCTTGGCCGGAGGGCAGGATTGGTAATGATTTCGTGCTTTTTAGGGTCGTAATATTCCTCCAACTCCTCCCACAAAGGTACAGGGGTGGTTTTGTCTTTCAGGTCTGCGATGATTTGAGCAATAGGCCGGTCTTCGCTAATAATCTCGTTGATGTCCATTTCGTTCCGTATGTGTGCCGTGCGCCTTTACACGGCGAATTGTCTAAAATCTTTTTATCGGTACATGACAGAAGATAACTTCCGAACATTCACCGTTCAAATAATCTGCGGCAAGAGCGGCAATAGCCCTTGCTCTGGTCGTTGAGAGTTTTTCGATGCCTGCATAGTCTTTCTGCCGGCGCCGGAGCATTTCGACCGCCATCGTGTAACCTTCTTTGACTGACCGATTGGCGGCCCTATTCATAACCTTTTCAGCCAAACGAGCCTCTATCTTGGTGATTACGACCTCGATTTGGTCTTCATTCGGAACCTCCGTTGATAGGTTGAGATTCTTGGCTGTTTTGAAATAATCTTTGCTGTCCATATCCAAATGTCGGGCTAAATATACAACAAAATAGGGATATTATACCTACTTTGCTATGAAAAATCATCTTCAATATCCGCATCGGACACACTTTCGATAGCGTTGCTCGGATAGAATGTATTGGCAAGAGCATCGAAATCGTCAGGAGACCGGCCGATACGCTTCTTGATGTCGTCTTTGGGTTCGATGATGATTTTGCCATCACTTACGAACTTCCAATGAATTTCGGTTGCCTCTTCTGCAAACTTGTCATTGGGAGGGAGTGCCGGGTTCATCTTGTTCTTGGGGTTGAGCCAGTCCCGCACGCACCAGAATAGGAAGGCTCTCATGTTGGCAAATTCGTGCTGGCCGGTAATGTCGTGCAGGTCGCGTGCCCCTTCAGAGTATTTGCACGAAACAGCGTTTTTGTACCCAAGCTCGCAAAGGCGGGAGAATACACCAGCACCCTCTCCGATGGTGTCAATGTATGCCTCTGCATTGTCATCTTGGAGGATTCTGGCTACCATGCCTGCGACGTGCATGTGGTCTGCTTTTCCTGCGGACTGATGCCGCTCGAATTGGGGAACGTAGCTCCCGTATCGTTTGCATACGACACTTTCGTCGCGTCCCATACCGGCAACATCGACTCCGGCACGGCAGGAGCCGATTGGTTCAAATCCTTCTTCTTGCAGTTTACACCAACGCTGGTTGGCGAGTTCAATCCATTCGTAGGGGATAAGGATGTCTTCTGCAACCTTCGGGAACATTCCAAGCACCTTAATTCGGAAAAGGTCGTTTGGACGATACAATCCTCCCTCGAATTTGAAATCACCCTCTCCTTCATTGAAATCCTGCTCACTTACGGGAGATGCCCAACTTTTCACTTTGTCTTTCACCCATTCGTAGTCCACTTGGCCGGGTATGATGACTTGTTTTTTCACTACATTCTCGGCGTTCAGTGAATTAAGACGGAATTTGGCGAATCGTTCTGACTTCATGGCGCGGGCCGCATATCCGGTGGTAACATTCGGGTTGAAGACTATCAAGAGCCGCGAATTACCCTGCAAGTTACCTTCGATGGCCGCAAAGGTCGCTTCGGAGATACCTGAAGCCTCGGTTACGACAAACATGGTATTGACCGCATGGAAACCAGACCAAGCCTCGGTCGCATCGTCTCCAGCTTTGAATCCGGTAAGAAACCATTCCTCGTAATCGGTACGAATGTCGAATGCGACAAGTCGGCCCGGAAGGAATTGCGCGGCCTTGAATAAACGTCGAACCTCTGGCGACATGATATTACCGACCTGCCGTGCAGTAGGAGCCGTCATTGCAACCTTCGTATTACCAACGAGTCTGCCGCGTTCGTCAAATGCCGGAGTCAAATACATGAAGCATAGAGAGCCACAGGCGGCCACAAAGTCTTTGCCGCGAGCTGTCCCACTCGCAACTGCTGTCATCGGATTCGTCTGGATGGACGTAATGATAGCTTGCTGTTCACGGTCAAGTCTGGCGTGCAAAACGTCGCGGACGAACTTATTCCAGTCCATCCGCCACGAATTGAAGAGGTCGATATGTTTCTGCTCTATCTGCATTACATTGAAATCTGCACGTCAAGAGCATCGGCTATTTTCAGAAATGTAGACAATTGCATATCTGTACGACCGTGCTCTATTAAGCTGATATACTCCCGCTTCAGACCAGTAATTTCGGATAGCTGACGTTGTGTGAGGTTTTTCTCCTTCCTCAATTCTCGAACACGCCGTCCGTAGTCCATTGAGAGTTGTTTGGCATTTATCTCTCTCATTACGCCGGCGTCCCTATTTCATAAAGAAATTCAGGGGCAAAATCCGCTCCATTGGCCCATTCCAAAGTAACGGGAGTAAGACCGAATTGCGTAAACTTATTCTTATCAAGCAATTCCCCGAACACTTCTCCTTTCAGATGCGGTTTGAGGTCTACAATCCGCTTTTCGTGGTTGTTGAAAGTCAGCGCAAGGCTATAATCTTTCAGATAATCTACATCGGTTACTCGTAACATAATTGCTCTTATTTTAAGGGTTCTACCTTTCCAATCGGTTCTCCTCTCTGGGCTTTTTCCCAAAGGGCGAGCACTTCGCCTTCGTGGAGGTCAAGCCACTTGTTCACCATTGCAACCACCTTCGCAGGAGCTTGTCCGTCCACAATACGGTCGATGACGCTGATGTTACAAGCGTAGCCACCATACGAAAAGTGGATGTGAGGCGGGTTGTGGTCTTTCCAATACAAGTAGAGGATAATACCGAAAAATCTACTAATCTCTGGCATAGTTTTGTTCTTTTATGACGGTATAAAGGTAATGAATATATTACATTTTACCAAGCATAAGAGCAAAAATCGTTCCGGTTAATTCTATTGATAGCTGTGCCTTTCGCTCCGCAAAGCGGTTATTGCCACGTCCATTGCTTTGCCGATAACGAACGGATGAGGTTGTTTGCACTTCGCGCCTCGTCTCCACTTCTGGTAATGGTGCAGGATGCGTTCTGCATGGTATCTCGTCATTCGGTAGAATCCGAACTCGCATTTGTCTCGACAACTACGCTCGTTGTCGGAGATTTCGCAATAGCCGAAGCCACAACTATCTTCGGCTTTGAGGAAAGAACATTCCCCACAATAACATGGTGTCGGTTTCATCTTATGGATTCAGTTGTAAACATTTCTTCTGCAATACGGTCTGCGTCTTTGGCAAGGCCGGCTATGCAAACTCGCTCTCTTGCTGTGTTGGCGGACTTTGCCAACATAGAGATTACATGAGGTTCGGGCAAACTTTTGTCTGCCCATACTTGCTGGGCGAGGCTTACGCCATCGACATCCTTTCCAAGTTTGTGGGCGGTGAGAATAATTACCGCATTGCACAAATAGCTGGGTGCTTCAGTCATTATCTTACTTTTCTAAAAATTACATCTATACCGTCAGACCGCTCTTCTCCGAGACATGGGCCAAAGTATTTGATAAGCGTGTTATATCGCTCTTCCTTACACGGTGTCGCGTGGCACATTGAACATCTGTTTGCCACTTTGGTAGTTCTGACTTGATAGGTCGAACCTTTGTACTTAAAAACCGAGTATAACAATCGTCCTTCCATAGTTCTATTTGTTTTCGTGAATCGGACGCCAGCCGATGATTTCGCAGTCAGCGGCGCACCAACCTCCACCGGGAGCCTTTTGCCACCACCCATGCAGGTCATGCCGCATGACGTCGTAGGTGTTGAATTGTCGATGAACCATTACCAGCACCTCTTCGTCTGTGTACGGAGTAATTATCTTTGGATTATGCCATTTGGTCAGTTCTTCGCGCTCTGACTTGGCGCCGGAGCTAAATGAGATAAACCTTGTCAACGAAGAGCAGTTATCTGTATCGCAATTCAACTCTGTGCCGTATTTACAAAACTCTGTTCCTGCATATTTGCATCCAGCATATTCTTCCGCTCTTTCTTTAATCGTCTTCATATTCAATTCATCCGTATTACGATGTTCCCCAAATTTTCCAGCCTACTGACGACACGTTCCATTTCGCCTCTGCTTTCAAAGTTTGCATACGTCAACCAAATGCCCATAAAAGTTCGTTTTTGGATTGTGTACCACTCGTCGCCGAGTATATTTTCCATTCGTCCGCATCGGTAAGTTTTCATAATTATTTCGAGATTTTGCGATAATCACGCTATTTTTTCAGAACGGAGGGTCGCAGTCTTTGCAAACCCCTCGGAATCTAAAGAACTCGTAATAACGCCCCAATATGCACACGGACAAATATCTTCGATACATATTGCGTCCGCAGTTATTACATCCGCATCCCTGTATGCGTACTTTCAAGATTTTCATTGTAGCGCAGTTTTCAAGGTTTCGTAAAGAGTGTTTATCATTGCCTCTGCCGCTTCCATATCGCTTACAATGTCCTTGATATGATACGGAGCACCGTTCTTGCCGTGGCCGTCCGTGCCTATCCACAGATAGGCTTCATGGTCGGGGTCATAACACTCGTAATATTGTTCGATTTCTTTCAAGAGGGTGTCGGGGTCGTTATCTTTCATTTCTGCACAGAAATCCAAGTCATGTCCTTCCGGCGTATATTGGGAAAACTCGAACTCAACAACGTTCGGAACGGAGGTATCGGACGTAACCTGCCATCCCAAAGAAGTGGCAACGGTTGTAATCTGTTCAATCAAGTCCATGTTCTACGATTGTTTCAGGGTGAATATCGAACTCCCAATCGACTTCATCATCTGGAAGTGAGGAATGAATATTGCCTCCGAGTACGAGACCACAATGCTCTTGAACATATTTCTCGGCTTGCTCTTGGCTTTCCGCTTTGATTCTGAATGTTCCGCTGAACACAAACTTTGTAGGCACAGCGTAAAATCGTTTCTTGCTCATGGTGCTACTTCATTGATTTGACAAATTCTATCGTTCGTTGAACCTTATCAAGATTCACCTTCAGACTATTGATGCGCTCCTTGATTCTGTCCGACTTCGAGGTGGAACAGTTGAGTTTGCTATGCCTCATTCCATAGCCCCAACCCATTCTGGCAACTCTTTCGACCTCTGCACGGTTGGCGTCGATAAGGCGGTCTTCTGCCTTCGATATGCTGGTCTTGATGCTCGCGGCCCGTGATTCAAGGTATTTGAGTGTGCTTTCCATGCGGCCCATCAGTATTCGGGGTTGATGTAATGCCGCTGGTAATGAAGGGCCAGACGAACGCCGTCCTTCGACAGTTGGCCTTCGGCAATCCATTTGCCGTTACTACGCTTGGTGAAAATCCGCTCTTCTCCTTCGAGTTCTGGCAAGATTTCATAATCGCCAGCGAAGTAATCGAGACACTTGGTTTTGTTGAATCTGACAGCCACCTTGCGTTCTGTCAAAACCTGCGTCACGGTCGCGGCTCGGTAGTCTGAGTAGTAGCAGATTGTACATTTCAAGCCAACCTCCGGGACAAGGTTCTTAATGGCTTCATGGCGCTCTTTCTCGAGCTCGTCCCTCTCTTCAAGGGTGTCCCAGTTCTTCAGCCGAGCTTCAATCTCGTGAAGTTCGTCAAAACTCTCTTTACTCGTCATTGCTCTTGGTGTATTTGGTTCTTATCAACTCTTTGGCTTTGCTTATCTCTGCGGTTGTGTCTATTCCGATGCGCCGGTAGAATCCGGCATGACCTCCGAGGCTCTCTGAGGCGATTTGAAGCGTTCTCGTCTCCTCTCTGGTAAATCCCACGCGAAAGGTGGAAAAAATCGAAAATGCGCCGCGAAAATCACCTTCACGGAACATTAACAAGGCCCGCTCTGTTTTAGTCGACATTGGACATCATTTGCTTAATCTCGTCGTAGGCCTCTTTCGTGGGATAAACAAACCAGTCGGTTCCGCCGTCGATGCACAGGCTGGGGTGGCCAAAAGCATTCGCGAGCGGCCAACCAGAAGCAACACGGTCTTTCTCCATTTCGTTCCCTCTGAAATTTCGAATCACATACAAGCACCCGTTTTCAACCTCAAACTGGTAGGTGTTTTTGTCATTCTTATCTCCGAAAAACTTTACAGTGCCTCGTATCATAACTATCTGCCTTTTAGTTGTTTGTTGTTCTTTTATTGATATGTAAATCTACAAAGAATGTAACTTTTTACCAAACAGATAACTATTTATTTTCCAATGCATTACAAGTTTTTTTTACTCAGTCCGAAGTGCTATTCGGAATAGCTTTCTGGTACACATTAGCGGCCTCTTTCTCCGTATCATAATAACCAAGAAACTTTCGTTTGCCACAAATCTGAATTTGCGCCATCCACTTCTTTTTGCGCTTATCAAAATGCACTCCGGCATATTTACTGGTCTTCCCTTGTAAATATCTATGGCAACTGCTATTGTACCGATGGGTGACAACTTCAAGGTTTTCTACCGAGTTATTCATCTTATTATGATTGATATGATTTACAACAAGCCCAGATGTCGAATCATAATTCAAAAATGCTGAAGCGACAATATGATGAACCATTCTTGTCTTGCACAACCCATTGATACATAATTGTACGACACAATATCCACTACTATTTACGGCTTGTCTCAGAATGCGACTTCGGAAGTGTTGCGGGTTTCCGTCTATACGGGTGATGGTTCTGTCGGCACTCTTGATTTGGCCAAGATTACTGACAAAATAATACCCTTCATAACCTTTGACGGGAATCCATATTTCGTTACTCTTTGTCATCTGATGTTGCTTTTTTCATCAATTCGAGGAAAGGATTAACCGTCAAGTCGGTCTCTGTCTTCTCGACATATCCACGGTGCTTCATCTTGGTCTTTGAAAGCCAGATGAGCATTGTGGTGTCCTTCTCGATGGTGGCCTTTGAGAACATGGCGGTCTCGATATTGTCGTAGAACTCTTCGCACACGTTGTCCCACTCCTTTTTGAAGGTGTCATCTTCGTCCCTCCACCGGTACACCGTATTGCGAGATATGCCCACGACCTTGCAGGCTGCCGAAACGTTCAACAGCCTTTTAGAGAGCGCTTCAAGAAACAGCTTCTTTTTCCTTCTCGTGGTTAGAGCCTTCTTCTCTTCAGCCTTCTCTACATTACTCGGTCGGGGTGTTTTCTCGTCCGCCATCACTCAAATACTTAAAAATATATCCGCGATATGACTTTCTTTTACCTCTCAAAGCATTATTCATAACCGTATAATTTAGCCCCATTTCTCTGGCACAATCTCTACCGCTCAAATATTCTCCAACTTTTTCTCCTGTATTCTTGTTGAGTACCATAATTCTCTTGGCATTGGGATGGTTCGCACCCAATTTACCTGTCATTGTTCTGGTTTTTCCAAGTTTCTCATATGCGTGTTTAATATTCTCTGATGGAGTGCACCATTCAAGATTTTCAATTCGGTTATCATCTTTTACACCATTAATATGATTGATGCATAGTTTTTTCTCTGGATTCGGAATAAATGCTTCCGCAACGAGACGATGAACCTTAAAAGTCTGGGAGCGTGTACCGACTTTGAGCACTACACTCCGATAACCCAATGAATTTGTTCCGTGTAATATCCTATCTTTTAATTTTCTGACTTTACCAGAAGACAGATTCACGTTCCTGCCTATGCTTTTCACTCGCCCTATGTTGGATACTTGGTACAAGCCTTTCAACCCAATAATATCTCTCCAAATTTCATTTTCCATGTGATTTTATTCCTTATTGTCAGACAGATATAAATCTACAAGTTCGACCATTTTGCACACACTCAACGCCTGCGCTTTGATTTTGAATTTGCTCGAAATCTTTGCCGTGACCTCGTTCAATCGCTTCATGTAGTCCTTGTCCATGATGATTGTGTTCTCCAACTCGTCGGAGGTGTAGTTTTCAAGCTCGGCCATAATCCGGTCGAAGGTTGCCTTGCTCGTATCGACAAACATGAGGGTTACAGGCACGACTTCATTACTCGGCATCTCAACAGTATAGTCGATGTCCTTCACGCCTTCCAGAATCTCATTGCTGATATGAGCGTACTCCTTGAAAGCTACGTCTCGTATCTCATCGAGAAGCTGTTTGATGATTTCCGGGTCATCCTTTCCAGAAATCGAATTGTGGGAAAGTTGCTTGGCTCGAATCTCGTCGTTCGAGGTGTCTGCCTCAAGAACGTACATGACCGGGATAATGGTCAAGCCGGCCATTTTGGCGGCCTCGACACGGTGATTACCAGACACAACCGTGAAGTGTCCGTCTGGGTATTTCACGCAGAAGGGAACAGACGAAAGCTCTCCGTCACGCTTGATGTTCTCTACGAGAGCCCGGAAGTCCGTCTGCTCCATGTAGCGTGCATTTTTGTCAATGAGGCGAATTCTGGAAATGTCCACCTCTTCAATCTTAAATCGTCCCATACTATTTTGAAAGTTTTTGAGCTGTTTTTACAAGACTGTTCATGTCATTGCCTACGTCCGTTCCGTTACCGTTGCAGAACTTGTCCCACGTCTTGTCGTCGCATCCGTTTAGTGCTTTTACGCCAAGAATGGAATAGACGCGACTGGCGAACTTCCGAAGGCGTGTATGGCAGGATTCATAACCAGCGATGTAACCTTCATAACGCTTGCGGGCTACACAGCAAGCCCCTTTGCATAAGTCTTTTTCGCAAGAAATACCAGCGTTCGGGCATCCGCAGAATTGGCGGGCGTTCTTTCTGATTATCTTTTTGTTCATTGCTCTATGGTTGATGAATCTCAAATACTTATCTTCTTTCAGACCCTATTGTGTAATGTACCAATCCGGCACGTTTGGAGGCGCACATTGCCGCACTTGCTTTTATCATGGCGCGCTGGTCGGTGTTCAGGAGGTCGGAAAATTCCGTCCATCGTATTGCTCCGCTTTCTTTGTCTATTACAGCGTATTCGGGTAAGTCGACCGTCATAGGATTATCTACGCCACTTTCGATGCTTTCAGCCCATACCAGCGCACACGGAAAGTCAAGGCATATTATTTTCTTTGCTCTGCCTTCGAGAAGCCTTGTTACATGCCTTTTTGCCGCTTTTATCATCATTTCGCGTTCATAATTCATAACTACTTGCCTTTATAGAATCGTTTCAGAAATTCCTTCATTATCGAATCAAGTGTACCGAGTTTGCCGGCCACCTGATTGTAGTAGAGTTTACCGATACCACGTTCGTCGAGGTCGAAGACACCGCGGTATTTCATCGACACCGGCTTATCGGTGAAAACAGAGGTGCAGATGCGGCCTACCTCCGTTTTGAAGCGGATGCACAACTCGTCGCGGTATTCGGTTGAGAGAACCCCCATGATGAGCAACTTGCTCAATTTCTGGAGTGGGTGGTCTATCACGAAGTCGCTCTTCATGGACACGGCGTCCGTCCCGTACTTATCGACCTTCATAAAGTCGAACATGCTCGCTCCGAACACGTAGTCGTCGATGAACCAGAGATAGCAGAACGGAGCCGAACCGAGGATGATGTCTTTCTTCAGGTAAATCATTCGGAGGTAGTCGATTTCACTCATGCTGGCCCGCATAAACCGAATCCGGCTTTTGTCCGAGAATTGGTAATCATCCGGCAGACGACGATATTTGAGAGGTACGATGGTACGCTTGCTAAAACTGTTATCGCCACTTTCAGTAGCGTTGGAATAGATACAAGTGCGGCCATCGCGAAAAACCTTCTTGCGGCCCATGTATTGATGTTGAGTAATCGCAAGATAGCTAACGCGCTCCTCGTCGATGGATGCGTAATGCGTTCGTTTCCTTTCTTGGATGCCGAAATCCTCGGTAAGGGCTTTTTCCATCGCGTTACTGGCCGCCCGAAGGGATGCAAGAAACTCCGATTGATAAATCACAAGGTCGTCGCTTCCACAGTCCAGAATCGCGTCTTCAAGGTCTGCGCAATACTTGACCGAAATGTTCTTGGCCGATAGATTATCAACGAGTTTCTGGTATTTCTCGCTATATTTCTTGGTGTAGTATTCCAACTTACCTACAAAGTCCCGGTACAGCCCTTGATGGTATATGTCGTCAGACTTCTTGTGCTTTTTGATGGCATTGAACAAATGCAGGGTCGCAACAATCTCACTCGGTTTATCAGATTGGATGTTGAGGAAGCTATATTCTTCGTCGAATGTAAGCTCTTTTATTTCACCCTTGATAGCCTTAAATAGCAGGTAAATGAAATACTCCTTCGTATAGACGACGATTTCGCGGGGGTTAATGACCTGTTCGATGTCGAAATAATAGGAGTTCACTACGCGCACAACGTCGAATTTTGAAGATGCCTTTTTAATGTAAGACAGCATCCGATTCGACTTCTTGAACATTTCACCTACGACTGTCATATTGTCCGAGTGCTCCGCCGCCCAAAGGAGGGGCTTATGTCTGTGCGGAATCTTCTCCGGGTTAATATGAAATGCCGATAGGCACTTTTCGACCGTGGTGAGCGTCTTATATTCTTCCATATCTTCGTGGAGGTAGGCGTACTCGACGAAAGAGAACATGAACTTGATGGTCTCAAGCGTTTCCTCGAAATTCCATGAAGAGTTGAAGATGCGAAACTCGACAGTGCCAATTTTCTCGATGGAAACGCAGTTGAGCCAATAGCGAATGTGCCCGCGGTCCGAACCGTTGCTGAAAACCTTGAGGAAGTTTTCAAGAGAATCCGCCTCAAGCGCTCGCTTCACGACGTCTGCTGTAGGGGTCGGAGCAAGATATTTTGTGTCCCACCATTCCGGGAAGTCAAAAATCTTTTTGACAGGAACAGCCGTATAATAGGACAATGCGAACAGCCTCTTGATGACGTCGAGACCAAAATCTTTGACGTAAAAGTGGGCATCAAAGCCCTCGTTCCACATCAGGTAGCCGCCGGCTTCTCGTAACGACTGAATGAAGTCGCGAAGCTCTGCGAGGTCTTCCTCGGTATAATGATACGGGCGAGTGTTGATTTCACCGCCGTATTGACCGTGGTGGGTAACTGCAGAGCCATCCGAATTATTCATCATCGTCAACTTGTTGTCCGTCCACTTATATCCAGCAGGTAACGAAAGCAACAACTTGTCCGCATCGGCAAACTCCAATTCGAACCCAAACGTCCTATTTCGTATATTCTCGTGCCACATTCTGGAGCTTCACTAAAGATTTGTAATTGGGAACAACAACCACCTTGTCGCCTCGTTTATAGCGAAGAAACGGGTCGTTATAGATGGTATACTCGCTCGACACGTCGGCAAAGGTCAAACCTCCAGACAGAAGCGTGCATCTATCCGTATCAATCTCAGAATAGCCGCCCTTAACCACAATCTGCCGGCGCTCCGGATACACCCCGACAACTTCAGACTCGACCGTAATCGCATTCCGGCCAAAGAGTCGCTTATTGTCGCAGAACGGGATGGTCCCAAATAGGGCGTATTCACCGATACGAATATCAGAAATGAAATATGGGAGAGTGGCGAATCTCGATGAATATTCACCGGTTTCGTTACACTCTTTTCTGTATGAATCCAACTCCGAGAGGTAGAAACTACCGCCAAGGCTCATCCCGTTAAATAATCGAGAGGCCCACGATTGCCACTCTTTGATAAGCCGTCGCAATCCAGGATGATTGGAATTGAGGCATCCGGAGGTAATCATAATATAGAGCTTTACGTCGCTCGCATACTGGATGATTCGCATAGCGAGACGAGAGGCTCGACGCATATCAAGTCCCTCCCTGTCATCATCAGCGTTGAGCGGGACATAGAACTCTCGAATGTTACATGAGCAGTAGCACTCCATAAAATCATCGAAGTCCGCAATGACAGCTCCTGAGTGCCTTGAGGTGGCAGAGTGGAGGGCATAGCATACGCTATTTTTGAGGCCCTGTGAGTATATCTTTCGAGCGGATACACATTCGATGTCTGCGATATACTCATAAAACCCCTTGAGCATAATAGACACCGGAATGCCAACCGCAATATTCTCGGCCTTATTGATATTGAAGGCAACCGCCTTTCTGTCAATCTTAATTACCATTTCTCAGAATCAATCTTTTATAACCTTGAATTTGCGCTTCTCCGACTGGGTCAAACCCACGAATCTTGAAGTTACGAAGGCTCCATGCATTAGAAGGTGATGCCATTGCGTACGCATTGATAATTCCTCTATTCCTCATGGAGACCATATTCATCATTAGAAGGGATGACTGGAATCCATTACCACGATACGCTGGATGCACGAAGCATTTTTCGACAAAACCAAGTCTGTATTCGTTATCATAGCATAGGCTGTAAGCGATGATGTTGCCATTCAGAAGAGCTCCGAAGCTCATACCCGATAGCAGGCTTTTAGCAATATCATTCGGAGACGACCGCAAGCATATACTGGGGTCTTGCATGTGCTCATTCTCAATAGCCACTATCTCCTGAAGGTCGCTTATCCGAAGTTCTCGGAACTCGATTTGAGATGTCAGCTTCATGGCTAAAATAGGCTCGTTTGTTGAGGTTTGGGGATATCGCGATTTGCTTCCGACGCGCCAAATTCTACAATGTCAACACCAGTCTGCTCTTTAAGCCATTGAGCAAGGATATGCCGATGACAGAACTCGTTTGGCTTCTCAAAACAACACAGGGCTACATCCATCCCCCGACCGGCCTCTTCAAGCTGCCGGATAAATGATTTTGCGTCAACGAACCGAAGAACATCGTTGCGGTACATCCCGATATATTCTTCGTCCGTCAGGCTGTCGTTGAGCATATATCGCTTGGGGGCAACCTGTTTCATGGAAATGCCTCGGAAAAAGCGCGGAGGCCAAAGTGCCACACCTATGGGGACAATGCCAGCCTTTCGTAGTATGGCCGCCTTTGCAAAGTATGAAGTATAAATCTTCATAAGATATTGATTTATTGTGTAAAGTTACAAAATAATAGGGATATTATCCCTACATATTCAGGTATTTTTTTACCTCTTCAGAAAAGGTTTCAACATCTCGACAGATGATGTACTTATTACCAGCCATTTCTGCCTTCCGCTGCCATTCCTTCTGGGCCGAAGATTGTCTACCAACCGGCGTTTTCAGTTCAACGCAAAGCGCACCGAATCCTCCGCGAGGAACAAGTAGGATTAAATCGGATACGCCGGCAACCATTCCTTCCGCCTTTTTCCTGCTTCCGCCAACACAAATGGTTTTATAACCAGTCCTTGAGCGGACCATTTTCATAGTTCGCCGGCCGTCGTTTGGGACTGCGAACAACAGGCCAGAAAGAGACGGATATTGCGAGTTAAACCACGCAACGCACGCCTGCTGGGTATATGATTCTGCGAAACTCATTGCTACCGGCATTTTACAAATCTACCTCGTGCGTCGCGAGCCGGGAGTTTTTTGATTTTCTTTGATTGGGTTTGTTGAGGAATCTCCGGGGCATTTGCGGCATCACAACCATCGAAGGTGATACTCCATTTGGAGAGCCTGACGAAAACGTAACTCGCGAAACCCAATACAATCAGAACGACTGCGATAATGATACAAATTGCTTTCATAGTTTATTGATATTTAGGTTGATTTTACTACCAAACTTATAGGGCTGCGATGATTATCGCCGAAGCTACCATCAGGCTGCCAATAGTGGCCTATTTTCTTCCCGTTCTTGTGGACATAACCATATATCAGATTATGCTGCCATCCTGCAGACGTGGTTACAATCTCGACCTTATGGCCTTCACGAGTGTAGACGGAATCCGGGTGTCTGGAAACAAGAAGTCGAATATCGCTCATAACTAATCATCTCTTGTCGCCGTCTCCTACGATGACGCCTCGCTCTTTTCGAGATTGCAGCTTGGATAGGTTCATCTGGGCAACGTCCTCAAGTTTCCAGCCCATTACAGAACAGAACCCGCACAGTAGCCAAAGAACATCTCCAGCCTCAGACATCAACCCGTCTTCGTATTCCAAAGTCTCTTCAAGCGGACTGCCTTTGTAATACAGTCTGTTTCCGTCTATTACACACTTCTCTTTCCGTATGCCCTTCGCTACCTTTGCGAGAAGTTCACCGACCTCCGCAGACAGGTTGAGGAGCATATAAGACTCGTTTCTGCTGGATTGCGTGCAGGTAGTCATTGCCTGCTTCTGGTATTCGTTCAGTTCCATATATCAGTTGATTTGTAAGTTGTCGCAATTATGGGTTTCAATAACTTGTCCGAGTTTGAGAATGTAAACCCGGCGGTCGGATGGTGCTCCGTGTTCTGGCCGGCCAAATCCGGCAGATATATTCTGACATTCAATCAGCATTCGCGGCAGTTCTTGACCGAAATAGGGCGCACCGCGATAAAATTCAACCGCATCGAACTCTCTGAAGTAAATATCAAAGTGTTCTTGTTCAACCGTATCGTTGAGCATGGCTTCCGTCGCATCATTCCAATATTCAGGGCAATAGACTGAATCTATGTCGTTGGAACGCATGAGCCGACGAGTCCATGAAACTTTGATTTCTCGATACTCTTCCTTCTTTTCTCCTCGCAGTATCATATCAAACCATTTTCGGCGCAAGGTGAGTTTCAGAATATTCATATCTCGTCTACGTCAATTTGTTTGCGATTGTCGGGCCAGCTTTTTCGTATATAGGATGAAGCCTTTTTTCTATCCAATCGAGCAATAGCCTTTTGGCGTGCCTCTGCTTTGGTGGAAGCAAAAAACGATGAACTCATCATTTGCTAACTCGATGGTTACTCGGTATGCCTTCTTCTCTTTCATGGTTACTCGGATAGTATCTTGTGATATGATGCAGATTCCATAGAATCCATAATTTGAATGATTCGATAAAGTTCCTGCATGTCTATATTGCTTGTTTTCCTGTCATCCTCTTTTTGGGAAGAATTGGGGTCGAAAAGGTTCTGCCGATTTATATAGGCGGACTTCGTTGCCTCAATCATCTTTTTGAGTTCTTTTCTGAACTGTTTAATGTGAAATTCAAAAAAAGGCTTGAAGTCGAGATATTCGATGTCAGTCATTTCGGCGTATACATGCCGATAATCCCTTTTGTATGTATAGGTTCTACCCCAAACCGCGCTACTATGGCCGAACATATTGAGAATGCAGTGGTTGAATATCAATATTTCGTTGCGGCTTTTTATCGAAAACTCACGGCGTTCGCGTTTTTCATTCTTTAGGTCTTCGATAGTTAAGCCATGTTTCTTGAGGAGAGCTTCAAGAGCGAATTTGGCCGCTTGTGCTTCTCCCTCCACCCCTTGTTCTACGAGCGCAAGGACTTTTCTGGCCTTTTCGATTATTGAGTCCATATTGAGCCGACTTAAATGTGACCTTCAATCCTTGCGACAAGTGCTCCTATGTCGAATTTATCCTTCTGTGTGCCGCGCGGTTCAAGTCGGATTACCATTTCAAGAAGTTCGGGAGCCGCCGCGATAAGTCTTGCATTTGCTCGCTGTCTCGGATTAAGACCATCTGAATCCCGTTCGCCACCGATAGGGTCAGGTACAGCACAAATAGGAGTCTGCGCATCTGTATCTTCCTTCACCTGCCACTGGCCTTTTGAGCCGGGACACGGAGGAATAAAGTCGAAGTAGGTAAACCACTTTTGAAATTGCTTTTTATTACTCATTGCTCTTGGTTTTTGGTTATAGCGTAATTTCCTTTGTGTAAATTAACTTTCCTTTATAGCCCCTCGCCCTTAACTCTTCAATGAGTTGGCGAGGAGTGAATCCTGCGAGGTCGGGATTCCCCCCCCAATTTTCTGTTTCTTTCTGTTATTCAGGGTTTGACACGATTTGCAGTACGCTTGCAAACCGTCTGGCGATTTTTCTTTACGGTAGAACTCTGATTCTGGAAGTTCTCTGCCGCATTTCCCACATCGTTTCATACTTGCTTGGTTTTCAATTATTTATAGTGTAAAACTATCAATAGTTTGACTTTTTACCAAACGGATAACGCATTATTTTTCAGTAAGTTGCAATTATTTTCGATAGCTTTTTCCCTCGAATTTCACCATCTTGCTCAACCTCACGAGACGGTCGATAGTACGCACATCATAGCGGGCGAGCATCTGTTCTGGGGTAAGGTTCGTGGAAACAAACACCGGCTTTAACCTTTGCTCGGCAATATTCAACACGCGGTTGAATCCTTCGTATTTTTCTCCGAAATCGTTAATGAGAGGTTCGATACCGATTTCGTCGATTATCGGGAAGTATGTGTTACAGAGGTAGTCGATATTCTTTGGCTCTTTTCCTGCGTTCGGCCATGATGCGGCGCAAGGTCGCTCGAATTGTTCCGAGTGAACAGGCCGGACGACAAGCCCTGTTGCTTGGTATAGCAAGACCGGAACAACACCCGTAAGAATCGTACTCTTTCCGCGTCCGCAGTCTCCGGTAAGCAATAAACCCATCCCGCGAGTATTCGTCATCCAGTCGATTATGGCATTATATTCCGGAAGGAACTCGAAGTTTGTGGCCGTTTTATCAACGGATTGGAATATCTCGATAAACAACCGCTGACATGTGTTGCGGTCGCCCCAGCTATACACCTTGCGGCTCCTTACGGGGTCATGGCCGCTGTTTTTCATTTGAGCAATAATTGACTGAATATCCATATCATCCGTTGTTTTCAAGTCGTTCCAATAATGTCGTCTTTTCCGATTCGCTTTTGGGTGTCAGTTTGCGACCGTCAGCAAAATCGCCATCTTGTTCGCGCTTTGCCCAATTCCGAAAAGTCAGATTGGCGCTTTGATACTTTTTCAGCAAAGGTTTGTAATTGTGCATCTGCAAAATCAAGAATTGCATGTACTTGACGCCGAAATCGGCTTTAAGACGCACAAATTCGTCCTCTGTGAATGGGTAACGCATTTGGGCTACGTTCGGAGCGTTCTTTTCAATCCACTTCTGAAATTTCACAAAATCAGGAGACGGAGAGAGAGGGGCCGAGTCGCCAGACTCGCTATTCTCTATTTTTCCCTTATTGTCTTTATTATCTTTATTATTCTTTGTCCCGCTGTTGTCCCGCTGCTGTCCCAAATTTGTCCCAATCTTGTCCCGTTTTTGTCCCGAATTTTCTCCGATTGGATTGTAATCGTCATAATTACAGAGTTTTATAATAGTCTGACTTGTCCCGTTTGCTGTCCTCGTGGTTATCATGTTTTCAGACACGAGAAGCTTCAGGAATCTGTCCACTCTGTTCTTGTTCCAGCCCCAACGCTTGGCGAGGAATCTAATAGTCGCAGGGAATTCCCCGCGTCCTAATTCGATAACCTTACACCCGACTAACATTTTGGTCGAACTCGCCTCAAACCGTGCAGACTGAATCATGTCAAGCCACGCTTCGGCCTTACTGAATTCTCGCTCTTCGAGCCACCAAAGGCTCTCAAACAGCTTACGGCTAATCGGTATGTAACCCTCCTTCATGAACTAATATCCTTTTCTTGTGAGGCTCATCTGTTCTTTGGCAAATGAAATCTGCGTTCTGATGTTATCCGACTGGTGGGTACACGTGCGATTGATTCTGTCGAGCCAGTTCACGAGGTAGTTCTCACCAACGGTCTGCGAGGTAATGAACTTCTGAGCAATCGTAGCGGGCATCTTGAGGATAGTCTTCGAGTGCTCTGCATACGCAGCTGCAATCGCTGCATCCTGCATCTGCTTCGCGTCTGCAAGCATCTTCCCGCTACGAGCCATATAATTGTTCAGGTATGACAATCGCGTCGAGAGCTCGTTGGGGTCATCATTATTGTCTGGTACACTTTCGAGAAAAGTTTGTATCTCTTGAGCCTCCGCCAAAAGTTCTTCTATATTCATAAATTTGAGAGATTTATAACCACCTCCCGCCATGGGGAGGTGGTGATAGATAGCTGACTATACTTCGTAAATGAGAATATCGCTGACAATATCACTAACGAGCATGGAGCTCTGGTGATACTTATTTGCGGACTCTCGCAATGAAGTCCTTGCAGGGTTTGAAAACCGGCTTCTTGGTTTCCGGCAACGTGATAGTTTCTCCACGGCTGATGTCGCGGGCCTTCTTTGCTCGACGAACGACCGTTTTGAAGGTTCCGAAGCCACGCAAAGTAACTTCGTTGCCACCACACACGGCCTCTGTGATGACTTTCATGACGGTTTCAACCACTTTCACGGCCTGATGTTGGCCGATGTTCGTTTTCTCTGCCACCTTTGCGGCAACTTCCTGTTTAGTCATTGTTGCAAGATTTTGAATGTTTTACGATTATTTGAACATGAGGTAGTCTTCGTAGAGTTCCTTGAAGGTCTCAGCGGCGTAGTCGGCCAACGCTTCGCTCTTAAAGCAAAGGCGAGACCCGAAGTGCGCAGCCGAAAGCGAGGGGGCGTAAAGCGAGCCCGCAGAGGCGAGGCCCGCATTACCATTCGTCCACCACCAATTAAACCACTTGGGCTGGTTGGTGTTCGACCAGTCAGGCCGCCAGCCTTCGTTGAGTGCGCGGGTGATAACTACGAGCTTGTGGAAAGCGACGTAGGCTTTTCGGTCTTCTTTCGGACAGTCGGATGTGTCCGGCATGGAGGTATGCGGGTCGATACCGAGGATAGCGCAGGCGTCTTCGTAACTCTTTACTCGGTCGGTGATTTTGCGTTTGAAAAATTCCTTTCCGAAGGAATCCTCAAGCATCTGTTTGAACTCTGGCGTCGCTGTCTGGTAGAGGTCGAACGCCTTGTTTTCGTCAATTTGAAGTGACTTTTTCATACTCTATCTGTTTAGATTTGGTTAATTTCTTGATAATGACTACTGCCCGCCGTTTTTTATTGATGGTTCGCAAGTCCTTCCCCGGCAGGTCTTTTAGGGAGTCGAGCAATTCAAGGATTTCCTCGAAATTCTTGTTGGAGATTGCGTACATAACCGTCGCTATTTCACCTCTTCATAAGGAGTGAATGCACCGTCGCGTTCGAACTTGTCAGGGCGTCCAGCAGCCTCCTGCTCCTGTTGCTTTTTCCATTCCTCAAAGTCGTCATTATCCATCTTTGTCTCGGTCTCGATGACCTTGAGAATATGTTCGGAAATGCCTGTCTTCGGAAGTGAGCCGAACCCCCAATTAAGGATGGTTTTGCGAGCCATCATTTCAAAATCCGTGTCCCACGGGCTCCCCTTACCACTCTTCACGGCCTCCGAGCGGGACATGATTTCTTGGATTCGAGAGAGGGGCATGACGTCGAAAACGACGTTGCAGTTCGGAAGACATGCAACCCAATAGCCGCCTTTGATTTTGTCTTTCGTGCGGTTGTTTCCGAAATAATCCGGCTTGTGGATAATCTCGGAGGTTGAACCCTTCCGCACCTCGAACTCATCGCCTTCGTAGACGAGATTTGCTTCTACCCATTGAACGATGCCGGCCCGCATGAGAATTTCCCGTTTCCCCATATAGGACGAGGAGAAGTAGATTTTACCTTTTCGGGGAACGAGATACGCGAGTTTTAATTCTGGATTGAGCGATAGCTTCGTAAGGCCGACAGCTTTGATAGCCTCAATGAGGTAATCGGGATTGCTCTTTGCGCAAGTGATGAGATAGTCGTTTTTCATCATCAGAGAAATCGCGAAATTCACCTCACGGGCAAACTCTTCGTCTGTGCCTCCAGCCGCAATGAATGCTTTGCGTGGAGCCGAGAAGCAAGCCTGAAGGCCGGCATCAACGAGAATTTGAGGAATAGCAGGCGGTGCTGGGGGAGCTACCGGTGCAGGAGCTTGCGTCTGGGCCGTCTTGCCAGAAGCCTGTTGTCCGTTGGAACTTTCCGCTGTTCCGTTGGAGGTCGGTTGTGCAGATGCGTCGAACATCGTCGCTGTCTGCGGTTTCTTTGGTTCTGCCATTGTTATTTACTATAAAAGGTTCTGATGTTGTTCCGCTTATACGTCGGTACGTTCAAGTTCATCACACGCCGGCCTTTCAGGTTGGGCTGAATGAACACTTCTGCGCCGGGATAATATCCGCTCTTACTGCACTTGATATATTGCTCAAGAGCGTTTTCAAATTCGATGGCCGAGGCTCCTTTGTAAACCGGAGATTCGTCGTCAAGTTTGCAGTACGCCCATGCGTCTGCTGATACGATAACAGCATCGTAAGGCGGTTCTTTCTGTTGGAACACCCAATAAAACTCGGCCCATTCACCTGTTGCCAGATGATTGAAAAATTGATAGAAAGCCGCCGAAAAACCGTAGTTCATCTTGTTGATTTGGGACGTGATGGTCTCTTCGTGCAAATCTTTGGAAGATATTGTTTTCCAATCCACGATTTTGCGGCTGGTCTTGAGGTCTGTACGAAACTTGAATCCGAGACCTTCGTATTCGACGAAGTGCGAGATTTCTGCGGTTCCCCATTCAAGGAGCTGGCTGATTGACTCCGAAGTGTTCCCGCAATGATGGAGCAAGGCTTCAACCATCGTATTCGCTAAATCTACTTCCGCTTGACTTGTAGCTTCCATACCGGGGTGTTCGGCGAGAGCCTGTTGGTAGGCAATTTGATACTTCTGCGAGGAAATCCCGTAGGCCGCGCCTGTCGTCGGGTTAATAGGAGGCTCGAATACAAAATATTCAGACTCAAACTCGTCGAGGCATCCGGTGTTGGCAATCGAGGCCAAAATAGCGTGATAAACGCTTCCTTTCATCGAAGCCTCAAGGTTGATTTCCACGCCTCCAATTCGACGTAAATAATCGAACGCTTTCGGAGAAATGAGCAGATTTTTAAGCTGTGTGGAGCTGACGAAATCCCGACTCCACTCGCCTCGATGATATTCCTCATTAGGCATATCGAGGATAATAGCCGGTAGATTTTTAGGCTTTTGTGTCATATTGCTCTTGGTTTTTAATAGTAATCATGTCCGCCGGGCATCGAGTCCCAATCCGGTTCATCATCATATTCGATTTCTCCGCTTCCATCACATTCAGCACAACTATCACATTCCCGTTGGTCGGCAGGTAATTTGTCGTATTCCTCTTTAGTGATGCGTTCTCCATCGCTGTTGTAGTAGATTTCACCTGTTCCTTTGCAAGCTGGGCATGTTACAGTTTGCGGCTCTGGAGAACAACATGGGCATCCGGGATAACCATAACAGACGGCGCAACTCATCGTTTCGGCATATAGGCTTCAATTCGATTCTCCGCGCAGTAATTGACTGCCTGCGACACCGAGTAGAACTTCTTTGAGTGCCGCTTCCCTTTCTTGGTCGTAACGATGGCCATTGAACCGTCGTCATTAAAAATTGCTTGTGCTCTTCGTTTCATAGCGTATTGTATATTAGCTTTTTAGATTTCCTTCGCAACTCATCGAAATCCAGCGTAAGTCCGTCGGACGCACGTATTAGAATTTTCCCATTGGTGCTATTGGGGTGCTTGGGAATGAGGCCGCAGTTGATATACTTTCTAACCGTATTCGGGTGAACATCGTGCAGGTATGCAACCATTTCAACCGTCATGGTTTTCGCGTAAAATTTGTCGATATTGACACCATGTGCTCGGAGATATTCATTCTCCTCTTCGAGTTTCTTGTTTGAGTAATCCATATCCTGAATGACTCCTATAATCTGCATAGTGCTCAACCTTTCTGCGGACTTTTTCTTCACCATTGTTACTCCTCCTTGAATAGATTGTGTTTGTGGGCGTATGCAATGAGTTCCGATTCCTTGTGGACGCCAATGCGGACACTCGCGTTCCGAATATGGTTATGGACGGTGTGCGGGGATAAGCACAGCTCTTCTGCAATTTGCGGTCTTGGAATACCTCTGGACAGAAGTTCCAACACTCGCATTTCGGCATCAGATACTTTACTATTGAAGCGAGGGTGGCAAATAACATTTTCGTATTTGCATTCGCCTCGTAATGGGCATGGAACATGCTCGAAATGGAAACAGCCACTTGCATCTACGTCCGAAATGTTAGTATCTATAACACCGAAATTGCATTTGCATAACCGCAACACAACTCGATATTGGTAATGCGGGAGATTAGCTTGGCATCGTTTGTATTCATTGAGACTTGCTTCGAGAGCTTCGGGATAAAACTCGCGGAACTTCTCAATGATAAACCGAATGGCATCACGGTCGGATTCGGTCAGATGGTGTTGATTCCCATCCTCCGTGCGATACCAGATTTGGTCTTCAAACGTATAAAACTCAATGTTTTTCATCGAGACTTCGGTTAAAGAGATTTTCGGCCGGAATGCCGCTTTCCTTTGCCAGAATATCAATGTATTCCGGGCGAGAAGGCTTGCAGTCTCCAAATACCCATTTCAGGACTGCATTGCTCGAAATGTCACATTGGGAGGCAACCTTTCTCACAAATTTCGTCTTGTAGCTCCTACCCAATGATTGATAGTAGGAGATGAGATTTTGGCCTTTTCGTGTCATTTTATTCACATTTTCGCAGTTTGTTGATGATAAATCAGCACTTTATACTACCTTTGTGGTCGTTGAGGTGGTATTGTTACTTTTATTTCGGCGTAAAACTAACAATAAAATAACATTTAGCCAAACAAAACTCACATTATTTTGTCGCAAAAACTCACATTTTTCTGTATATGGCTGAAAATGAAAGATTACGAAATGTTATTTCGTGGCTCAAAGAGCAGGGGATAATTGACAATCAGGAAGATTTAGCCTCTAAAATCGACAGTAACAGAACCTATATCTCTCACATTATCAAAGGGAGACAGGCTTTAACACGTAAATTCGCCGAAAAAATATGTTCGCTGTCTGACAAACTGAATATCAACTATCTATTTGATGAACAAGATACAGCTATGGTATTGAATGATAGCCGTCATCGGATAGTGCATGATTTCGTTGTGGGGCAAGGCAAAGAGCTGGAAAGCACAAAAAACAAACTTCAAGCGATACAAGATAGTCTCGACGGATACCGACTTGTACCCGTATATAACTTTGATGCAGTCGGGGGAATGTCGGCCTGCAATGATATAACTGACGCTCCGGCTTATATCGAAAAATATGTCCCTTTTGCTGGTGCTCACCTTGAGGATATTTGTGTGCATGTAACAGGAAATAGCATGATACCCACATATAGCCCCGGAACACTCTTATTGATACGAAAGGTCGAAGGGTGGAGGGAATATTTCGGTTATGGACACACTTTTGTACTTTTCTTAAATGACGGTCGGCGCATTTTAAAAGAGGTGCGCAAGTTTGCTGAAAACTCAAAGGATTTCGTGCTCTGCGTATCACACAACAAAGAGTATGAACCGGAAGAGCTACCAAAGGCGATGATAGTATCCGTTTACAAGGTTATAATGGCTCTGACAAACGACGGCTTCTGATATGGTTTCCCTTGATGGTCAGAAAATAACACGGCGATTCTTTGAAGCAATCGAGACTTTGATTGCCCTCAAGGCGATACGTGGGCAAAAGACTATTTCGACAGCATTGGGCGTTGAAAACTCGTCGATGTATAAAATTAAGAATCACCCTGAAACATACACCTTGAAGCCAGAATATATACTTTTCCTTGTAACAAAATATAACATATCGGCCGATTGGATTATAACAGGGCGCGGGCGAATGTTCTCAAAAATGTAAGTATGGTAACTTTTTTCTTATTGAATCCAGAGCGAGAAGTTTCAACCATAGCAATTCTTGTTTCATTCAACGGTAAAAAGTACCGTCGGTCTATCCATGAATCAATACCTGTAAATCTTTGGAACAACGATAAAAAGAGAGTTCGAGTCTCTGCGAAACATCAGCAAGGTAATATAATCAATGACACCTTGTCCAAATGGGAGGTCGCCGCTCTCCGCACGCTATCACATTTCAAAGAATACTATAACGCACCGAGTAAAGATGAATTTTTCGAGGTTCTTGACCGGGAATTTTACAAAGATGAAGTCGGAGAACCTACCCAAAAGGAGATGTTATTCCTTGATTATCTTCAAATCTACATCGACAGGTATGATAAGGTCAGAGACCCCAAGACCATTCAGAAATATGTTACAGCGAGGAACAAACTTGCCGAATATGAGAAGCAATGCAGAAAGAAGCTGAAATTCAAAGATATAAACATTGATTTTTACAATGACTTTCAATCGTGGTTCTATTCCATGCAATATGCTGATAACTACTTTGGAAGCGTCGTGAAAGTTGTAAAACAAGCATATAAAGAAGCTCGGTTTGTAGATAAACTGCATGGGTTTGAGGATATAGGGCACAAAGACTTCGTTACTGTTAGTGCAGAATCAGATAATGTTTACCTCGATGAGAGCGAGTTAAATGCAATCTATCGTCTTGAAATAACCCAAGAACGTATCAAAACGGAATACCCAAACTTAACGTCAGGGCAGGTGCGGAGGAAATACGAGAGTTTGCTTGTCGTTCGAGACCGATTCTTGGTAGGGGCCTACACCGGATTGCGAGTATCTGACTTTTCACGCATCGGAGAAATGAATATTGATGAAAACTATATTCGCATCACTACTGATAAAGGGAAGTCAAGCGTCATTATTCCGTTGCATCCGATTGTAAAGGAAATCACCTCGCGGTTCGACTCGAACATAAGTGTTTCAGACCAGAAATTGAATAAACACATCAAAGAGATTGCTCGACTTGCTGGGATAACAAAAAAAGTGCTTCTAAATAAACATATAGGGGGAAAGGTCTCTCAACTATATATTGAAAAATGCGACGCTATTAGCACTCATACCGCTCGACGTTCATTTGCTACAAACGCATATAAGGCCGGGGTTCCAACTATTGCCATTATGAAGGTTACAGGGCACAAAAAGGAATCTAACTTTATGAAGTATATCAAGGTCTCGGCAGAAGAGAACGCGGAAATGTTGAAGTCTCATCCTTTCTTTATCGGAAAGTCGGATGCAGAACCAAATGCAGAACCAAAAGTTTATGAATAGGGCATACTTTTGGTAACAAGCCATGATAAGTAAATTGCAGAGACATTGAAATTTGTTACCATACCGGAACGGTCGTAATAGATAGGGCTGTCCGGCTCCGGGTACTATTCAAAAAACCTCAAATGACTTATAAACAATCATTTGAGGTTTTTATTTTGGCTGATATGTCCGCATTTTGTCCGCATTTTTTTGTAAAGTTGAAAATTTTTGTTTATTGAATATTGGATTTTAAACAAAACGGAGGCCGATGAGCCTCCGTTTTTTACGTCAAATGGGATTGTTCCACTAAAATAATATTCGTAGCTTGCAATGATTCGTAAGTAAATATAGTTTCTTTTCAACGATTCATCGCCGGTAGCTATCTATCAATAATAGTTGACGAATAAAATCTTGATTTTCCCCAATGTAAACGACACAGCAATACAACAGTAAGAAAGCCACACAGGACACTAAGGATAATGCTCCAAAGGTTCCATCCGCAGCACCATTGATATAAAATGTAGGTTATCAAACCGCCCCAAGCCAATGCTGCGAAAAAAATAAAAATTCCGGTAATTTTCTGAGTAGAGACAAAGCCTGGCGCATAACATTTTGATTTATTGCATCGAAAAATATTCTTAATACGTTTCCACAAACTCTCTTTCTGAGGACGTTCCGGTTGGGCAGTGTAAACATTAGGATATACATCTTTATTAAGTACCATTTCTATACCCTGTACCACTTTAATCCAGTGCTCGTTCCACTTACGGTACCCGAGCAAGGCTCCGTACCAACAAAGGGAGGCGATCCAACCGAGAACGGATATAATCAGGGGCAAGAACCACTCCTGCGATTCTGCAACTGCCGCAGGAGCTTTGCCGCAAACCGGTTTGCATGCGCAACATAGCGTTTCGATTTCGCTTTTCGGCCAGATCGAGTAAAGAGCGACGAATAAAGCGCCGACGAAGATGGCATAATAGTTCATCCAGATGTTGTAGCGGCCTACCTGAAACTGATAGCCTTCAATTGCTTTTTCATAAGCTGTAAATGTATTCATCTTTTGAGTATCGTTTTGGGAGTTCTCAATAAATGCATCGGGTGACAGTTGCTGTCCATTCGATGGTTGAGTGTTGGAATTTGTACACATAATTATTGATGTTAAAAAG